GACTCGGGATCGAAACGCGAGAAGCGAACCTGCACGGAACCTGACATGGAATTGTTGGTCTCGAACATAGTCGCTTGGAGGTACTCAATGCGAGCCTTCTCGAACCGAGTGGCGTCGAACTTGCCGTCTTTCACGGCAACCTGACGTCCGCTCGCGTCGAAGTAGTAGTTAATTTCGACGGGTGGATGCCACGTCTTGCCGCAGCGGAGACAGCGTACCCAGATATCTCCGTTGATCATCTGGTGCTTGAGTACGGCGTATTGACTTCCGTTGCCACCAGTAGTCAGGCAGCGGATGTCCCTTGCGTTTGCGGTGCCGCCTTTTTTATGGGTGCAAATGGTATAGCGATAGCGGTCGGTCGCGTCTTGCTGGGCGAACGTCTTGCCCTGCTGTTCGCGATCTTCCTTGAGTTGCATGGCTTCGAGGTCGCGTTTTTCGAGATTGCCTTTCAGGTCGCGGATGTGATACTCGCGTTCCTGCTTTTCAAGTTTCTTGGCTTCGAGTTCAGCCTGCTTGAGTTCCCTGTCCATCTTGGCGGTTTCGAGGGCCATCTGTGCTGCTTCGAGTTGAGCGATTTTGGTCTGCTCCTCAACGCTGGGATGCTTCTTCGTGTCTTCCATAACTCCTCCTTAGTCTGCTAACCGTCCACCCTGATTCCGAAACTGCTGGAGGGTGAAGTTGTATCTGTGGAACGCTTCAGTAATCGGGGGCTTCCCGAAAATCTCTTCTGCCTTCTTCTGGGAGATGATACTCTTCAGAATCAGTTGCAGTAGGCAAGTCCGCCATCCCCGATTCTTCTCAGTCGTGGGAACTCCGTGATCGTCAAACCTCATGACGCTCAGTTCAGGCATGAAGCCTATCTGAACCCAGCATCCTACTTCCGCTGGCAACTCGCCGCGCTGGACGACTAGAGTCATCTTCCCGGGCTGTGGGTGCCTGCGATACCAACACTTAATTCCCGCTTTTTGCAGGTAGATGATGAATGCAGATGAGTGCATGATGCGGCCAATACGTGCTCCCGCGTCCGCGTACTCCTCGGGGGTCACCCACTGATAGTCTTGGGCAACTTTGTCGTTGTACTCTTTCCGCTCTGCGTAGGTTTCGAGCGTCTCACTGGTTGGTTTAGCATCACTTACTCGGCCTGCGTACTCCGCGATAGCCTCGACCAGAGCGGGGTCTTCAACTTCCATCTGCTCCATGTAGGATGCGAGCCCGTCGTCCCCGTTCGTTCGAACTGCGGCGGCAGGTTCCTCACTCTGGACTGCGGTGGGTGCCGCGTCTTCCCATCGCTGAAGATACTCTTCGTTTGTGGGCATCTAATTTCTCCTCCGAATTTGTAACTCCCCCAATGAACTTATGTTGGCGAGACGCAGTCCACTAGGGGAGCACTTTGTGCCTCCGTATCAACTCGCCGTGCGAGGATCAGTCGCACTCGTCGATGACGTTTCTCCGCTGTTCTAGACCAACGGGTCCACTAGGTTTCCCGACGCGGGTAATACACCGTTGTCGGTACTCGTAACCGGGGCGTCAAACTCACCTGCGCAGAAACGTTTGAACGCTTCGTCGCTGAACTTTGCCAACTCTATCTGAGCCCTTAGGCTCTCGTTTGCCGCACGCAATGCACTATGCACAGTGCGAAGTATCCTATTGCTGTTCCGAAGCCGACTAACCTCTTCTTGTAGAATGTCATTTGCCTCGACTAAACTTTCGATTGTGAATGTCTCCTCCGACATATCATCCTCCTCACTTCGGGTGGTACACGATTACATAATACATTGCGGCTGCTGCACACGTTGCGGAGATAATTGCACAAATTGTGCGTACAAATTCATGCCATTTCATCCTCTCCTCCACGTGAAAAGAGTGCCAGTACCGATAAAGATACTGGCATCTCAGGTTTCTGGACTACGCTACGACGGTCACGAGGACCTGTGCATAGATGTTCATAATCGGTTCCGCCATATTGACATCAGCAGGACCGTTACCGAGCGTGTTGTCAAACGTCGGGAAGGCGACTTCCACGACAGACTGACCCAACGCACGGGCGGTGATAAGGCCGCTCGAACTAACCGAGACGATCTCCGCAGTGTAACCTGCGAAGGCGCTCGGCTTGTACCACGAGGGCGGTGACCCTGCGGCGTTGTTCGGGTCGCCATAGGAGACGTACACGGGCGAACCCACTGGTGTGTAAGTGGTGCCTGCGACATCTTTCAGGACGACAGTCAACTGACAGGTGGATGCGTAAGCAGTCCCACCAATCGTCTTTCCCGAGAGGCTCAGTTGCAGAGCGTACTGGGCGTTCGGACGATTAGCGATATTGCCTACTGCACCGTAACCTTGACCATTCAAGCCAGTGGTGTCGTTCGCAGTTGCTTCGGTCGCAACTGTCAAACCGCCGCTCGCCATGTTGGTGAGGTTCGTGCCCGTCAACTGAACATAAGCCGCCACGCCAAGACCGTCTGTGGGGGTGTGTTGAGGACTAGGGTTTCCAGCCATAGATTAAAACCTTTCTTCCGCAATTGCGGAATCAACAGAAGAACAGGGGACGGAATTACATTAGAGCAGTTGGCCCTAACTACCGCCCCGGATTCGACTAGCTGATGGCCGAAGCCGCATCGATCTCGCGGATGCGGATGGTCGTGTCAGGACCCAGCGACGTGGTGAAGTGCACACGATACGAGGTCCATCCCGGGATCAAACCTTCGGGATCGGCAACTGTCGGCTCGGCGTTCTGAACCACGTTGCACTTGATATTGCGCCAATCGCCATCACCGAAGGTGGTGTCGTTGGTGGCTCCCAGATTGATGGTGAAGATACCATCTTTTCCGAAGATGTAAGTACGCAGAGCAGTCAAGCCAGTCTGACCCTTGTAGTTCGAGGTCTTCGTGACGAGGTTGGTCTGCAGGAACTCAATCCCGGTCGTGGGCAACTCAATGACTTCCGTCAGGTCGACCGAAATCAGGTCTTCCATCTTCATCTGACCCACAGGGGTGTGCTTCAGGATGTCGATTGGGGAGTCGTTCGAGTTGTCAGCCAGCACGTCGCCTAGGGCGAACGGGTGAATGTAATTTTGTTAAGGGTTTAAGGCGGGATATGCCCCCTAGTTCACACTAGGGTCGCTCTCGACATCGCTGTCGAGTTCAGACTCTATCTTGACTTCTTGCGAAGCCTCTTGCGTATTAGTCGTTACGGTTAGTGGTCCCTTTTGATTTAGTTCTCGCATGCGTTGGTACAAAGGTTCTCGTTCTTTAGGGCAGTTTCTTGGCAAATCAATATATTTCAATGCCAAGATTGCTTGTTCTCGTTTGATTACGAGATAGGGCAAGACCGCAAGTAAAGTTCGCTTCGTATTGTTCTCTCCCTTTGGACGCCACTCGTAAGCCGCTTTGTGCTTATCCGTTGCTTCCCTTTTGCAGTGATACACACCGCCAAAGTTGGAGATTAACCATTTCATGAGAGTTACGCTGGTATTGGCAATTTGCAGCCTCAGATTGAAAGACCCATAAGTCTTTCCAGAGACTTCAAAATCGTGCGAACGGGCTTCGGTTCGCCAGATGCAGATATTACCTTCACCATCAATCAAGCCGCCCAGATACGAGCATTTTGTCTTATCTATTTGAAACATATGGACCTTACCTCGGTATTGTCTGATACTATCAGATGTCCACCGATTTAGCAAGATTTTTTTAACGCTGGAGCCATTCGACTACATGCCTGCTGAAGCAGCCATAGTCTTAGGTTTAACCCCAGCGAAGGTCTTTTTGCCTTCGTTGAACGGACGCACGGAGCGACCCGCCAGCGACTGAACGCTGTTACGGAGTTGGCTCAGTGACAGAGCGGTGAAACTGGACGTGCTGGACGCAGCAAGCTGAGTCAGGACGCTGGAGTCGATGCTGTTCGCACCGTCTGCAGTCGCACGCACCAGAGCCGAGAGGGACTCGCCCAAACGGTAGGACATTTCCTTCGCCACATTCTCGACGGTGTTGTCAATCGCGGTCGCGAGGGACAAGGACGAGAAGTTGGCGTAATCTATTTGTATTTGGGATTTAAGTCATTTAGACCCCTAGTTCACACTAGGGCCACACTCATCGTCACCGATGAGATTGGACTCTATCTTCACCCCTGAATAGGGGCACTTGACATATTAGTCTCTACGGATTCCCCGAGATTGAGAGCATGACATCTCTCCCAGAGCATCTTGCGTTTTTCAGGATTCTGTTCTCGCTGAGAGCGAATGAACTCTAACCCTACAAGAGCCTGTTCTCGTTTTATGATTAAGTACGGAAGTATGCCGAGGAGAAATCGCTCTTGTGCAGCGATACCGCCCTTCGTGAACCATTGGAAGACGGGCTTCTTAGGGTTCAGGCATTGCTTCTTGGTGTAAACAACCCCGCCGAAATTCTGGACTAACCAGTCCATCAGTTTCTTGGAAGTGTTTGCAATCTGAATACGAAAACTGTACGCTTGGTACGGAGTTCCCGCCTTCGTGAAATGTTTCGACGAGCCAATGCTGACACAGCCCTCTGCGTCTACCATCGCCGCCGCATACACCCAATTGTTCTTTTTCATGGTCTTTCCTCGGTATTGTCTATTATG